TGTCTATGCCTTCATAGTCTAACGATGAATCGAACGTTTCATCCAGTATCAACAGGTTAGTCGATACAGAGTTTTTCATCTTAGCGATCTGTCTCCAAGTAAATAAAAGGGATAGGTCGATCCGCTGCTTTTCACCCTCAGAGAAAGAATCGTATGAGAATGAATCACGGTGGCGCGACCTAATAGTCTCGGAGAATGATTCATCTAAGTTAAAATGAATAAAGAAATCTAGTATTTGTAAGTAGCGATTTATGAGCTGGTTAATCACAGGTAAGTATTGCTTAATGATTTTTGTCTTAATACCAGTGTCCTTTAACATTTCTAATATAACTGTATTATACGACAAAGTTTCGTTTATGTACATCCTATTTTCAAATAAATCTGCTTTTTCCTGCTTTAAATTATCTAGATCTGTACGGGCTTTGGCTAGGTCACCATCATTGCCGCGTATGTTTGATATGGCAGTGGAAAGACTTGTAATCTGTCCTTGCAGCCGTAGGATCTCACGATTATTGCCCGATATAAGTGAGGTCTTTTCTCTGATCGCATTAGATGCGGTGTTGAGCCGTTCAATATCTGATTCCACAGTAGACGACTCGTCAGAGACATCGTCCAAAGCTTTTTGTATCTCTGCCGCCTTTGTTTTGGCGTAGGCGAGCTTCTTCGATCGAAGGTCTCCACTAATATCTTGGGAACATGAGGGGCATGTATCATTTTCCTCGTAAAACTTCGAGTCTTTGACGAGGGTCGAGATTTTTTGATTGAATTCAGCTTTGTACTGTAGGAGAGCTTGTTTCTTGTTGTGGCTTTTTTTGAGTCCTTCCTCAAGCCCAATCGAAAGTTCCTCGATGTCTTCGGAAAGGTTACCATTCTCATGCTGGAGGTTGTTGATGGAGTCTTCGGCAAGGAAGATTTCGTTTTCTTTTTCTTCAATCTGGTCATCGCTTAGTGCTTGCACCTCTTTTATATATTTGGATTGCAGATCAATCTTTTCCTTTTTAAGCTCCAAGTCATAGTCTAGCTGGCGAAGCTCTTCCTTTATATTAGAATTCTTTTCTTTCAGTATCTGATTCATTTTAGAAAAGATATTGATGTCCAGAAGATCCTCGATGACATCCCGTCGGTGTTGTGCCGGGAGCTGCATGAAAGGAACAAAGGAGGATGAGCCCAAGACAACAATCTGATGAAAGCTTTTATGATTAAGCTTTAGGATGTTTTGTTCGAGGATCCTCTGGTACTCTTTAGCATGGGACGATTGGTTGAGTAGCTGATCGTCTTTCCATATTTCGAACTTTTGAGGCTTTATACCTCGAACGATCTTATAGGAAGATCCAGCAACATCGAACTTTACTTCGACCATGCAATCTTTATTATTAATAGTATTAACAAGCTGTGGCTTATTAATGTTTCTATGAGGCTTACCGAATAGTGCGAACGCCAATGCATCCAGCATAGTTGATTTACCTGATCCGTTATGACCTACTACAAGGGTGGTCTTAAACTTATCGAAATCAATCTCAGTCCAGTTATTACCCGTAGATAGAAAATTACGGAAGCGAATGTTTCTAAATATAATCATGCAATTTCTAGCGACTGCGCCTCAATCATTAGGTTATTCATATCTTTCTTAATACGATCCTTATCCAATTCGGTCTCAACAGTGTCGACGTAACTGTTCATAAGTGATGACGTATCCTCTAAAGATATGTTTTCATCCTCAATATTTTCACCAATAAATTCGCTGAACTTTTCTTGGATCTTTAGTTCATGAATCTTTACACTCTGTATTCTATCAACAAATCGGTCGAATGTAAACTGATTTTCTTTATTTTCTACAACTATTTTTACAAATTTACCTTCGAGGTGAGATACATCATAATCTAGGTAATCATAATTAGAGTCGTCATAGCGGATGCGATGGAACAGAGTATGAGGATTGCGGACAGGAGTGAGAGTTCGTGTCTCCGTATCCAATATATGAAAGTATTTTTTATCATGCGCATCGCTCCAGAAGAACTCCATTTGTGAACCAAGATATGTAATATTGTCTTGTTGGGATTTGACGTGAAAGTGTCCGGAAAGAACCATTTCGAATCGTTTGAATAGTGCCGGACTCATACCATGTTTATTCTCTAAGCCGCGCATCATCTCAAAGCCAGTAAGCTCTAGGTGTCCGCCTAGTATATCAGCTTTACAATTAGCTACAAACTCTAGCGACTCTTTTTCATTCTCTGCACATATCCACGGCAGCAACGCCATTTGCAACCCATCGTAGTCCATAACAGTTGGTTTATGTACGATATGGACCTCATTCATATAATGACCGAGTAATTCTTTTAAGCTGTTTAGGTCATTGGTATTCTTGTAGTAAGTGTCATGGTTACCACAAATAATATCCATTGTAATGCCTAGGTCTCTGAGCGGTTTAAGAAATGCATTACGGTTCCTGTTAAGAGCCCTGAAGTTAATAAATTTCCTGTTATCATAGTAATCACCAAGGTGAACGATATGGCGAATATTATGTTCCACCATATAATTAAAAAATACATCAGAATAAAATTTCTCTGCATTATCGAGAAATATGTCAGAGCTATTGCGAACGCCACAATGAGTGTCATTTAGTATTGCCAGTTTCATTAATCATCTTCCATAAACCTAGATAAATCGGAATCTACTTTAAATATCCGTTTTTTACGTTTTTCTTCCAAAGCATATGTTTTAAAGTCTTGGTCTTTCTCTTTCACCTTATCGATTCTATTTTTTAATTGGTCGATAAAGCTGTTTAGAATATCATTAGCCACATCCTCTTGACCGTGTAGAGCATATTCGTTTAATCCGGATTGGGAAAGATATTTTAGTTTTATGTCCTGTTGTTTCTTTTCATTAGCAATCCTACGTAGAAAAGCGAACCAAGAGATTTGAGTAAAGTATGCAAATGCATTTGGATTACCAGTACGTGTTGCCACTGCCGGATCGTAGTTCTCAATAGCTTTTAGACAATTCTCTACAGCATCCATTACCATTTCTTCCCGATACGTATAACCAATAAAGTTAGACTTATGGGATAACCCCTCTGCAATACGTAGGAAGCAACGGGCGATGTAATCTGGGACCTTAGGAGGTGGGTCATCCGTGGCCTGACATTCTCGCACTAGAATACAGTAGTCAACAACTGCCTGAGAAAATTCTTTATTATTTACATAATGGGGATTTTTCTTTTTAGCTTTACTCATAATAAATTCCTGTTAATGTTCATACTATTTTATCATAGAAATAAATTGGTGTAAACCACTTTTTTTAAAATTAAGGGGGTTTACAAAATAAAAAAATCCGATATAATAAATCTAAGGATTTTCGGGAAGGATTAGATACCTCGTTAATGTAACTTATTTCTATCAGGATTAAATTCTATAACGTTGGAAAAATCGCTATCTGATTCTTCGACCATTGTCTGAAGTTTTTGAAAATATTCATCTACTTTAGCTTGTATTTCTTCAGGTGTTAGATTCGCATTTTCTACTGCCTCGAAAAAATGCTTCAGCATCCTATCACTAGGTATAACCTCGGCTAAAATATGTGCATAGTTCAGAGAAAGAAATCCGTCAGTATCATCTTGCATAGTTACCCAAGGTCTGAAATTATAATATCTTATACCTCTGCCGTCGTCATCATGTGATTTTAATTCCATAGCTTTTCGGATAATCATTTCTTCTTCGCTATCCTCAGGCCACTGAACAATTTCACAAATAATCTCATCGCCATTCGATAGCTTAAATTGTCTGAAATCAGTCATTAATGTCAACCTTTATAATTTTATACTTGAATTGTTCTTTCTCGTATATTTTCACACGTTCGGCGGAGTGGACCAATGTATAGTTTTCTCTTGACCTCCAGTGCAAATCGTCGGCAATATCGAAGAGTTTGGTTTCTCGTCCATCGTCTGAGATTCGAAGACCACGTCCAATACTCTGCAGAACTTTGATTTGGGATTTGCTTGGTGAAGCGAATACAATATTATGCAAATTCCGAATGTTAATACCAGTGCTGAAAGTTCCCAAGGAAGCGACGATGATCGCATCTTTTTGTTTCTCCACTATTTTACGGATGGATTCTCTATCACTTGTTGCAACCTCACCAGAGACGAAAAATACCTTTCTACCTTCCTCTGCCTTATTATTTATCATTTCATAGAGAGGCTTTCCATGAGCGTCCACACGATTAAATAGGACGAGAGTATTTCCTTTAGCATCCAGAGCGAGATTACGAATGAGCCTATTACGAACAGGGTTTCCAATAAGGAAATCGATTTCTTCCTGATATGTTCTTTTTCCAAAGTCCTTTCTTACCTCCTCGGAATACTGCAACAAAAGGACTTTAATATCTAGGGGCGCTAATGTTTCTTCGTCCTGTAATTTCTTTGTTGTTGTTACTTTATATACAGGACCGAATAATCCTTCTAGAACTAATTTATGTGTTTGCGTACCGTCCAAGGTTCCTGTGGTACCAAACCTATATTTTGCCTCAGTTGCTTTATTCATTATAGAGGACAAAGACTTAGATTTAAATCCATGACATTCATCCCCAATTACCATACCAAACTGTTCAAACCATTTCTTAGGGTATTTATATATGCTTTGCCATGTAGAAATTATAACCCTTTTATC